CGACCTCCTCCTGTTTGGTAATGATCGAAGGCATCAAGTGGTTTATGTGTTTGACACTTAATGCACTTCGCTCCAGTTACTGCCTTGCTTTGAGTCGGCGGCAATTGGCACCCTAAGCCCGTAATATTCCCCTGCTTGTACTGCGGATAATTCAAGTGCAAATCTCACATCATTTGCAGCCTCTGGTGTGCACTCATATTGAAGCTCGTCATGTATGAAGGCCAACTGGTGTGCACCAAACTGTTCAGTCATTTCATTTGCGATGACCATCCACCGCTTAGCAACGACACCAGCTCCAGACTGCAGTAAATAGTTCAGAGCTTTATGTCTTGAGTCAACCTTGATCTGACGACCATCAACTGATCTAACGTATTTGCGATCAGCAGCTCGACGTATATCAGCAAGTAGACGATTAAGGCCTGGAATGGCCGCGACATAGGCATCACGAATCTCTGCTCCCTTCTTCTTTGCCTCGTTCTCGGAAAGCTGTGGGTCATAACTCAATCCAATTTTTTTGTCACCCGCCCCATAGAGGAAGGCGTAAGTGACTGTCTTAACCAGTTTGCGGCTGATACCAATCTTGTCGGCATTCTCTTGGTGTATATCACCGTTGAGGAGAATGTCTGCGTATCTGCCACCGTCATACTTTGCAAGATAATGAGCAAGCATCCGAAGCTCAATACCTGCCAAGTCAGCCCCCACCATGACCATTCCTGGTGTGGCGCGGAAGAGTCGTCTAAACTCCGCTTCACTTGGGACTTGTGCAAGGTTGGGCTTGCGATGAGCGCATCGATGGGTGTTTGTTGAGACAGAGCAGTGGTGGTGAATTCGATTGTTCTTGATTAGCTTGAGCCAGGCATTGGTACCTTCCGACAACATGCCCAGGTATTTTGTTAACTCAAGGCAACGGAAAAACTGCAAGGCAATGGGTGTACCAATCTCATGAAGAACAACTTCATCGATGTTGGGCTTCCCTTTTTCAGTGAAGTGTGTTGGCTTCCAGTCGTAAAATGTCTGCATGACCCAGGCAATGTGATCTCGACTGGTTGGATTGAGATCCTTCAGTCGACTCATTGCACAGCCTTCTACATAGCCAAGTGTTTTGTTAGATCGTCGAGGATTAAACTCCGACCCAAATACGAAAGGGTGCCTGTCGCGTAGTACTTGACTAAGACTTTCAAGCTCTCTTCGGAGAGTTGATTCAAGTTCCCATGCAGCAGGCTCATCAAAGTACCATCCATGTAATTCTTGTTCAGTGAGGATCTGAGCAACCTTGTGCTCTAGTAAGACCCACTCAGGTATTTCTGGAAATGAGCCCATAGTTTCTTGGTAACGTTTACGTCTTGCATCATGTAGTCCTGCATATCTTGGGACCACTCTTTCCAGTCTGTTTGTTTGGCAAATCCTCCTTTGTACTCTTTAAGTCGGTAACCGTATGCTTCAAGGGAATGTCGACCATATAATTGAACTGGCATGTTGTCTGACCTTCCTTCTCGCTTTACCTTGTCGACTCTCCTCTTATCTATTGCAACCATGTCAGTGTGGTACAACCTAGAAAGAAGCAAGGTATCTATAACCATGCCACTAGGCTTGAACCACCCGTATAGTTTTTGCAGAACAGGTATGTCGTAACCAATAACGTTGTGTCCAATGATGCATTTGGCATCCTCCAGAAGCTGAACGCCTTTCGAGATCGGCTGAGCACTTCCCTCATCATTGAAGGCATAACTCTCATTAGCATCAAGATCATGGATGCCAATGCAGTGGACCTTGGTAACATCATCGTAAAGACCGTCTGTTTCGATGTCGAAGATTAGGTTCATTTGGCAGCCCAGCGATAGGTCTTATCGACGAACTGTGCTTTCTTTACTGCTTCAGGTGTAGGAGGGTTAGGGGCTACAAGATCGTAATAAGGGTCGTCAATGTAGTTAATGTATTTTGGATAACCATCAGGAGCTATCGTCTTAAATTCAAAAGTCCGTGGATGGGTCGAACTCTTCGTCTGCTTCAGTTTCATTGAATTTACAAGTGGATAGGTCGTATGTCAGTTTGCACGCGACACCAACTTCGCCCGAATAGCGATTTTTAAGGACTCGCACAGTCGTATCACTTCCTCCAGATGCGGCCTGTTGGTCTCGCTCAAGTGCAATAACTCCGTCAGAGAGTTGTGCAATTGCTGCACTTCCCCTGAGCTGCCCAAGAGTGACCCTAGCTCCTTCTTCGTGATTCTTGTCATTAGTTGTACGTCGTAGGTGTGATACCAGAAACATCGCCACACCTGTACGCTCAACCAATGAACGAAGCTTGGTCATGGTGGTGTCAATCATGCGTCGCTCATCACCATCAAGACCACTTAATAGAATCGACAAGTGATCTAGAAAGATGACCCTCGCATCAAGACCTGCTGCCAGGTATTCAATTCTGTTGTAAATGAGATCTGGATCATAAGAACCAAACCCATCAAAAAGAAAGAGATTCCAGTTAGCAAGAGTCTCTTGATAAGCGTTGGTGAGAGTAGATCGTTCATGTTCTCCAAGGTGTAGTGATTTACCAATAGCAGCTGACATCAAACCAAGAGCGGTACGACGATTGGACTCTTCCAATGCCAGATAACCAACTCGTTCTCCTTGATTGAGTAGGTGAGTTGCAAGTTCACGACAGAAGCTTGACTTCCCGATCCCAGATCCAGCAGTGATTGTGACAAGTTCTCCATACCGGATCCCGTGCAGCTTGCGTTGGAGTCCAAGAAAGGGGTACTCATGATTAGCTGGCGGTGTAGGTGTAGTTACCAGTTCGAGAAGAGATTTCCCGTCCACGATCCCATCTGGACGGTAAGGTTTCGCATCCCATATAGCTCGGCGAATCGCTTCAGCGTCATTGGCTTGGAGAGCGTCTGAGGCATCTTTGTACGACTCCATACGGGCGATCTTTGTTTTGCCAGGTGGCAGTACGCTTGCTGCCTCCTCCGCTGCTTTACGGCCCGCATCGTCATTGTCGAAGAACAGCACAACCTCCTCAAAACCCTGGAGCCATGGGAGAGCCCGTTGAATCGACTTCTTGGCCGAATGGGCACCGCTAGGTAGAGAAACATGCGGCCACCCCGGCATAGCTTCTTGACAGCTAGCCGCATCGAGTTCTCCCTCAGTGATGATGACTCGCCTTCCAGTTGCTGGAAATAGATGTTGTCCAAAGAGGGTGTTGGAGTGCTCTCCTTCATACCAGAAATCCTTATCCTTTGTCTTTACTTTGCAGCCTTTAAGGATTCCAGACTCATTGCAATAATAGAAGCGTAGGAGTTCTCCGTCTCTGAAGATTTTGTACTGTTGACAGACTTTTTCGGACAGGCCTCTTTTGTTGAGGCGCTGCGCTGTACCTTGAAGTTGTACATGATTGGTCATGCGTGATTGGGTGGGGACATCCTCTTCGGTATGCCCATAGTTTTGACAAACAAAGCAGAATGTGTGGCCATCGGAGTACAGTGAGTTGGCATCCGATGAGCCACAATTGTCACAAGGTAAGTGCCTGACGAACTCGCTCTCTAAGCCGTTCGTATTCATAAACTTGTTCTTGGTGATAATTCAGCCAGTCATCCAGTGCCAGGATGAAGCCTTGGATCAAGTTGTTCCCGTACTCTGGGGTGTCAGCTTGAGCATCGGCCATAAAATCCATGAACTGCTCTTTGTAATACTCCGCAGTTCCGTACTTTAAGTTAGCCATTCAATTGGAATCGAGTGGTACGCGCACCAAAGGAAGTCATGCTTCTCAGCCCACTTGGCGTAGGTTGTCTTGCTTCCTTTGTAGAGCTTGTTAAATGGTGCTTGAAAGACGAAGCGAATATCTAATTCTGGATTGCTCTTCTTAACGCTGAGCATCTTCCTTCGATCCTCGCTAGTCAACCGTCCCTTGACTTCTAAGTAAATGCCATTGGGCAAAAGGAAGTCTGGGGTGTAGTTGCACTGCAGGATGTAGGGAACCTTGGTGGATTCGTATTCGTACTTCACCTTCAAGCTGGAGAGCAGATCAGCGACCTGCTGCTCCAAGCCTGAGCGGAACCCCATTAGAAATCGTCGTCTTCCTCAACATCCTCGATTGGGGTCACATTGGGATCACCCGCCTTGAAGCCTTTGGTCTGGCCAAACAGAGCAGCGACTTCGGTTTCATCAAGATCACCCGTATCAACACCAGCCGTACCCTTTAGCGTGATGACCTGAATGCCTACCAGCTTGAGTGAAGTGCCATACGTGACACCATCCTTCAGGATGTAGGGCTTTTGCTTGAAGGCCAGCTTGACCGTCGAGCCACTATAAAGAGGAATCGACGTATCAGTGATAACTGTCCCCTCCGAATCAACCACTGGGGGCTTGGTGTCTTCATTCCAACTGAACTTGACTTTGTATTGATCAGTCGCCACTTCCTCCCAAGGTTCCGGCTTCAGCAGTGAACGCTTGGGATTCTTCAGCTTGGATTCAGCCCACTTGAGGGTCTCGACTCGATCGGTCTCCAGTCGATCAATCAGTGACTGATCAACGATTGCAGACAACGAGTAGCCAAACTTACTTGGCTTCAACACTGCCTGGTATCCCTCAAGGACAACGGGGTTCTGAGTGACGTGAATAGATTGTGCCATTAACAAAAGAAATAGGTGGATTCAATGACCGACTGGGGCTCCAGTGTGTTGATCATTGGTGGTTCGGATTTGGCGCCAATCTGGTTGGCCCAATCCTTGAGATAGTCCTGCTCAGCAAACAGGTGCATGTAGGTTTCCCGTACCAATGTGGATAGAATGCCCATATCGGTAGCTCTGCACAGCACTGAGTCATGGATGAGTGCAATGGGTGCATTGAACCTGAGTGTGGCTAGGTGGAGCAGCGACGCATCCAGGCTGTGGATCAGGTTTGGAGCAGTAGCGTTTTTGTGATGGTTAAGGTCGACTTGATCGGTGTCACCGACTGCTACAGCAATTTCACATCTACCAAGTAGTTGTAGCTCAATCGTTTTGATATTTTGTTTCATCAACTTTTGAGTGACAACAAAACCAGATGGCGTCGTCCAGGTCAGCTCAGTAGCTCCATCATTAATGGCTGCTGTAACCTCCGCTTCGATCCAACGCATGACTTGCATGGGACCAGGAACGATGCGGTTCATCGCATCACGGACTGCATTGACAGTCATGGTTAGATCGTCTTTCTCGATTTCAACTCCCTTCTCCTTCAACGCATCCCGTATGTAGCTCCTGTTAGAGAACGGTTTGGCGTTGTAAGGAACCGTCATCACCGTTCGTTTGGTCACCTTCCGATCCATGTGGGGCTGGATCACTTCTGGAACATCAGGCTTAGCGGCCTCTGCAATGACCTTGTAGGCGTCTTGAGGCTTATCACCTGGCAAAACATTCACAAGGGCCGCTGTAGAGGCATCACGGGCCAATCCAGCGAGAATCTGAAGACCTGAGCAGGTGGCATCAGTCGCCACCATCAAGCCGGTGTGATGCCGATCGCAGGCAATGATGCAGTGGTAGTACTCCTCACACGCTGCAAGGAACTGCCAGGGTTCCTCTGCTGCTTCCCACTCACTGATTGTGCCAATGGGATCGGTGGCCACGCGGCTGATCAATTTGTGATTGTGATTGGTCCACGACAACCGCTCCTCCATCGTGGCCTTGTCCAGCCCATAGGTGGTGGCGACCTGAAAGGCCAGCCAACCTTCCGCATCGGGTGTCAGGTACGCCTCCTCGTGGAAGCGCAGCAGGCTCTTACCAAAGTCGGTGTCTTGGGGAGTGAGAAAGGCAGGGATGGGATAGGCCCTGCCCCTGTAGTCAAACGACCAAGGTACATAGAACTTCTCCCGGTTCTTGAACATCTCCACGGCATTCATCGTCATACGTGTGCGGCATGAGCGACGAAAGGCCTGAGCGTTGATGTTCATCGCTTCTGCAGCACGACGCCTGTAGTCCTTTCGGCTGTCGTAGTTCTCAGCGATGTCGACCGGTTTGGGTGGCAGGGGCACCTCAACAATCGGAATGAACTTACCTACTGCAACCCCTTTGTTCAACAAGGTTTCAGCAACCTCAACAATGAACGGGTTGAGTCGGTAAGCCACTTTCTGAATCTTGTTCAGAAACTCGATGGGTGTTTCCCCCTGTATACACCCGGGATCACCCCGGCGCACCATGTCGTGGCCCCTCATGATCTCGTTGAGCAGGTAACCTCCAGGCCGTTTGGGGCTCCAATCATTGGGCTCGATGAGCATGGGCCAGGCCAGGGGACTGAACAGCTCAGCGGTGGCCATTACCTTCTCCTTAATCTCCATGAACTCGGGGGTGGGCACCACGTAGTTCTGCCGCTTGCGCCCCTCTTGACGCATCTCGACCATGAACCACTGCGACGCACTGCAGATGCAGTCGAGCAACCATCCCCCTAGGTGAACCCGGTTTGCTCGACCCCACGTTTGCCAATGGGGCACGTCGTAGCGGTTCATCAAGGTGGTGATGACCCGGACTTTTTGATCCGTACCAATGGAGCGGTGCCAGTAATTCTCCTGCAGCACATGCAGTAGGCCTGGCACTGTGGCCTCGTAGTGCCTGAGCATGCACTCGTTCTCAATGGCGTGTCCAATGCCATCGGTGACGCTCTGAACCTGAGCATTGACCGTTTTGGCACTGAACACCTTGTCGAACAGCACTTTGCTGGCAATGGCAGCGGCGGCTTCAGGTTCAAGTGGAGCGAGGAATTGGTGGACTTCTTTAAAATGCTGGCCGACCTTGCCTTTTTTAATCCGATCATGCACGGTTGTTTGGATCCTTTCCGCAACCAGGGGGATCAGTGTCTCAACAGAAGACACACCGTAGACCGATGCACTGGCATAGTCCCGTTCTTCTAGTTGGCGGGTGTTGTCGTGAAGCTTCTGCAACCCCTGCCGGATTTGTTCGCGTTCAAGTTGGATTTGCTCATCGATTTGAGCGGGTGTGGGCATAGAGAAAACATTGTGAGACTGCGAGCTAGATCCAGTACTTAGATGCTTACCTAAGTGGATGCAAGTAATCAAAAGAAAGGCCGGGCATTGGAGCCCAGCCTTTGCGTAAGTGGATTGTCTCCACTCGGGAACCTGAAACTAGCGCGTCTACCAATTCCGCCACATCCGCGTGGGGATTCCAGCGATTGGACTCAGTAAGAACTGACCCTTGATCGCTGAGGTAGCACCGTAGCACAGGACCCCTTAGTCGCGCCTAGATGGCCAGGATGGCCTGTTCTAGAGCGGTATCCGTCGCTTTTGCATAACGTAACGTGGTTTCAATCCGCTTGTGTCCCATCAAGGCCATCAGCGTCCTTATGGGTACACCAGCCTCCGCACACCAGGTCGCAAAGCTATGCCTCAAGGTGTGAAAACAGTAGCTTTCATCTTTCGGCACCATGCGATTGACCTTGCGGAAGGCTCGCAGCAGTTGATCCTTGTCACGCCATTCATCCCCAAACAATCGGGTGCGTGAGGAACACTGAGAGCAGCGTTCTTTCAGCAGGGGTTCGATCTTGGGGTTGATCGGGATGGCACGGCAGTTGCCTGCCTTGGTCTCCTGACCAGGAAGACCGCCCACCCAGATGCGATGGGTGGTCCAGCAGATGTCCATGTTGCGGATCCTGAGGATCTCGCTTTGGCGCATCCCTGTGTAGGCCGCAAAGTGGATGATGGCGGCCAGGTCATCGCGTTGAAAGACATCCGTGGAAAGATCGATCATGCGACCCACCTCGTCCTTGGTGTAGAACAACACGCGGCCCTCTGACTCCTTGCGCCTGCGGAATTTGGCGGGTGCGGGAATCAAGCCATCAAAGGCGCAGTGGTTCAAGACGGTGCTGACCGCTGAGACCACGCGATTGATGGTGGCATCACTTTTGCCCTCCTCTTCCAGCTCGATGGAGATCTGGGCGATGACAGGCTGAGTGATCTTGACCACAGGAAACGAGAGGCCTCGCATCCTCGTGAAGTGAGCGCTGTTGATTTCAGCGGTCTTGCGTCCGTTGCCGTGCCTCCATGCGTGACGTGTTTGGAAGGTGTAGTCCAGGGCTTGGCCCCACGTTTTAATCTCCATAGAGAATGTCCTCAATCAGTTGAACAAACTGCTCCCCTTTGGGTGTCAGGGAGAGGATCTGTCGCCGTCTGTCGGTTGGGTCAGCCTCCTTGCGGATGAGATCAAGACCAGGCTTGTTGAGCCTGTGGTGTTTGGAGAGCCAGTCCGTGTTGCGGCTGCCACTGGCCACCGTGAGGCTCAAGTCCTCCTCTAAGGCTTGTTTGTGGCAGCCATCGTGAGACGCCACATAGAAAAAGGTGGCGATCACCTGGGCTGGGATCTCGCGGTCAAGCAGCCTCAAATGGTTGATGACCTTGAGCAGTCTCTCGATCTTTGGATTGGTGCGTTGTCTTCTGAGCGGGTCCATGTGATCGGGACGACCAACCCAACTCTAATGCAACGATCCCTAAGTGGACACATAACGTGTCTCGTTCGACCCAAATGTCCCAAAATGATTCAGATTTGAGTCCTAAGTACAGCGGCCCTACTGCAACAAGCGTCATGGATGCGGCGTAACTAGTACAAGCGTATCATCAGTGAGCTGCTCCTGCATTAAAGTAACGAGTTCTTCTTTATGCGGATGTTGCATAAGCTCCTGGATCAGGCGCTCGACCAGGCGGGTGAACGTGGTGTCAGTCATCAATGGGTCGTGTGGCAAGCATGTGGATGGCTTCGTGATTGCACACCGTGAATTCAATGTCCGGTGTATGCATGAGCTGGTCGACCTTGTTACGGGCGGCCCCCTCTTTTTGATAGACGTGTTCTTGAATCTTTCCAGTGCGATTGTTCTTGACACGAATCAAACAACAAACAGAAGAGGGAAGCTCCCAATTGGCAACTTTCCACGTCATGATTTCTTCGAACGTGTGCGTCTCGAACATGTCATCTGGAGCGTCCTTGTACTCTTTCCAATTGTTGGGAAAGTAGTTCTTTTTACCACTCATCTTTAAGCTTCACGTTGATAAGTTCGTCGTTGCGTTCATGGGACAATTCAAGTGCAGACCATGCTGCATCTTCTGAATTGGGTGCCAGGATGTACCTAGTACCTGAACTGAGTGTCACCTCATAAACACGAGGTGTGTTCTTGGTTAATGGCATACCAATTCACCTCGCTTCTTTACAGCTTCCACCTTGGCAAGTTCATCAGCAAGCATCCACTTTGGGAAGTGCTGACGCTTTGGTGGAGTGTGACGTTTGTTGATGATTGGGCTGCGTTGTTTGCCGACCTTGTGTCCCCGGTTGCAAATCATGGTGAGTCCTTGTGTGCGTCCTTGTGGTGAT